TGGGCAGGGACTAGCTTGTGATCTTCGTTCGGACTTTCAATCGCAACGAGTTTTGCCGTGGGCCGTTGGTGAAGACTCACACGACATGCTCAACGAGTACAGAGCTTCGCTTCGGTTGGATGCAACCAATCCCCAAGAAAATTTGTATCCAGACATGTTCTTTGCTTTGGGAAACCCTGATGCTTTTGGTCCTGCTCCTGCTCTCGTTCAAGAACCTGTGAATCGGCCACGCGGAGCGATACCAAGACCGTTCTATCGGTATGGTGTGAACCGGCAGGAATGAAAACGGAATGACAGTAACTCAAAACATAGTTGCGGATGATGGAATCGTTGAGTTTGATGATTCCGATGGAAAGCTGTGTAAGGAATGTCAGGTAGTTAAAAACCGAAGTGAATTCCATGCTCATCCAACGAATCGTGATAGGCTTTATCACATTTGTAAGGAATGTTGGAATAAAAAAGGACGTGAACGATACGCTGAGCGAAGGATTGTCAGTGAAAGGAATCTCGATCGCGCTCATAAGTTTGTTCACGGATACTTCGAAGTCGCTGAGTTAAGCGATGAAGAAGTTTTTGGTTCTTACGTTTTGAACGATGATGGAACAAAAGTCAGTGTAAACACGTTGGCTGAAAAATTTCGAAGCAAGTTCAGTAGAGAACTTGGTCGAAGGATCAATGACTACTTGCGGAGGAAAGCTCCACGAGCAGTTGAGATCATGTTTCAACTTGCTGACTCTGATTTTGTTGAACCGGGCGACAGAATCAAAGCAGCGACATGGATTGCAGAACGTGTGATCGGTAAGACTCCCGAAGTCTTGATGCTTGGAAATGCGGACAAACCTTATGAAGCGATTTTTGAATCTTCTATCGAAACGAGTACAAGGGAAGCTTTTCGATCTGCTTCTATTATTGACGTTGAAGTGGTTAGTATCGAAAATGGAACCACGAGTAAGACAGGCGAGGCAAACGAAGATGGCCAAACAACAGAAGATATCGAAGATCGTAAGCAATCCATTAAAGACACCAAAGATCGTATCAGGAAAGCGAAGTCACGACGATTCGCCGCGCGTGCAGCAGGAGTGGACTGTGTTGACAACGCTCCCTGGTTTGTCAGGATCGTTAAAAGAAAAGACGGCACATTCACAGCGTATTTGACAGAACCAGAAGAAATAACTGAAGCAAAGCTTGCTAATATTAGAAAAACAGCAGGATAGGAGTAGTGCAATCATGGCTTTAACTCGTGGAGTGCAACCGGGAACGGTTACGCCAAATATGCATAAGATGTACGATGGGCGCAATGTTTCGACAAGACCGATCCCCATTATCACAGATTATGGCGATCACGTTGCAGCGATGGCTGCTGCTGCGGATCAAAGACCGCGTACTGAGGCAGTTCAAATGCCAAGCAAGCCTCGTCCAAGTGGCGCAGACACGGTATTCGGAACGGTTGTGCCTGGCGCAACGCAGGTCACGGGAGGCGATTTCAATCCGGCAACAGGTCTGAGCGAAACCGTCTAGAATCTAATTCAAAGCAGATGACTTCCGATGTGGCGCGATCAGCGACTTTTGTCCGGGGTTGCCCAAATCGCATTCGCCTATTCGGATAGAGAAGACCCGCTGTGTTCCACGTCTCACAGCGGGTCTTTTCGTTTCGAAACGGTTAGCCGGTCGGTGGCACAGGCGGAGGCGTCACGTTTCCTTGAGCAGTTGCCAGAGCGGTTTGCAGATCAGAAACAGCTTGATTCAAAGCCGTTTCATCCGCTGTCGCTAGCGGGGCCGAAAGATTGCCGAGGGCTTGTGCCACGGATTCGACCGCAGCGGCAACGTTGTCAAGGTCCGACTGTTCGATTTGTACTGCGGCCATGATTAAATCTCCCTTTTCGTTAAGGACTGATAACTGATGTTGCTCAGATGCTTCACGCCGTTGAATGGCTTGAATACCGAGCACTATTGTGTCCAGTTTTGCGTCAAGGTCTTTAGCCCATTGAGGCTCCCCGAACATGTCGGCTAACGTGGTCACGCCTGGATGATAGCATGATCACGACGGCTGAGAGGGTCACGACACGATGAACAAGTGGGCGATACTGGACAAAGAGTATGAGGACAAGACGGGAATCACTCGTAAGGTATTCGATCCTCACGCGGGTCAATTGGAATTCATGGAAGACCCTGCGCGTTTTCTGGTTATCGACGCGGGACGCCGACTTGGAAAATCTAGAGCGATTGGTCACGAACTATTACCTGAAGCCGCACTTACAAGACAAATGGCAACATGGCTTAAAGAAGAGGGAAAGCGTCGTGAGTTCTGGTCGGTTGGCCCGAACTATTCAGATAGTGAAAAGCCGTTTCGCGTATTTTGGGACATATGTCGCAGGCTTGAAATCCCAATGGATAAGCCTGGTTCGTATTATTCGCTTGAAGGCGGCGATATGGTTGTGTCGCTTTGGGAAGGCGCGTTCATATATTCGGCGAAGTCGGCAGCGGTACCGGAGCGATTAGTCGGTGAAGGATTAAGCGGCGTACACGTCGAAGAGGCAGCAAAGCTGAAAGAGATCGTTTGGACTCAAATGCTGATGCCCACACTTGCCGACTTCAACGGATGGGCCAAGTTCACTTCCACGCCAGAAGGTAAGAACTGGTTTCATCAGCTTTATGTCAAGTCCAAAAGGCCAAGCAATCTCAACTGGTCAGGACACAAGTTGCCGTCGTGGCGTAATCCGTATGTGTTCAAAGAGCCGACACGCGACGAAGACGTTCACCGGCTGATTCAACTGATGTCAGAGCATCCTGAATTCACTAGCTTTGAGATAATCAAGATGGAGTCCCTTGTCATCGATTCGCAAATAGCGCAGATGGCAAATGACCTGACAATCCCTACGTTTCAACAGGAAGTCGCAGCAGAATTCACCGACTTCGTTGGCAAGGTGTTTAAGGAATTCGATGAGGAAACGCACACAAGACAACTTCCGTTCTATCCAAGTTGGGAAACGGTCGCTGCTGTTGACTATGGCTATCGCAATCCTAACGTCTGGCTACTTATCCAAATCGGGCCTTGGGGCGAGATCAATGTTATTGAAGAGCTTTATCAGGAAAACTTGGCACCAGATGAATTCGCACAAGAAATACTCAGACGAGGATTGGTACCCGATAGTTGTTCAGAGTTCTATCCCGACCCAGCATCTCCTGGGGATACAAAGACGTTGGAAAATATATTTCGTAAAGCCGGGAAGCGCATTAGAGCTAGGCCCAACACCGGCGGCGAATTACAGAATCGACTCAATCTCATCCGACTTGCGCTCAAAGACCGAATCACCGACAACGAAGCGTCCGCTCCGCAGTGGCGGGAAGAGAGCGACGAGCCAAGGCCGAAAGACATTCGACGCCCAAGGCTGATGATTTCGATTCGTTGCCCACACACGATCTATGAATTCGGTGAGTATCGCTATCCCGAAAAGAAATCGGAGATGGCTGAAACGAGTTTGAAGCGATACGAACTGCCCATGAAGAAAGACGATCACACGCCGGAAGCGTTGGGCCGGTTCCTGGCTGGCAAGTATCACAGCGCCGCAACACAAGTCGGGGGTGGTGCGCGCGTGTCGCACGCCAAGTTCTTGCGCGATCTTGGACGCAAGCTTGACCGGACGGAGCCGATGGGAATCAAGCACGCTCAGACGGGGCGTCGAACCGGAAGTTGGGTCCACTAGAGGTAGGATCACTGCATGGTCTACAACCCGAAGCAATATGACGCCGCCAGGGATTTTATTCAGACCGGCGATGATAACGTTGTTGAATTGCACGATAAGTTGCGCGTCCAGTGTTATGACTTGTACGAGAATCTGTATATCAACTCAACGTGGCAACTGAAGATCACCATCAGGGGCGATGAGTCGCATCCGTTGCTGATGCCGTCAGGTCGTAAATTGATCGAAGCGACGAATCGATTTCTTGGCATCAATGTTGATTACTTGGTTGAGGGCGAAGGTGACGCCGGGACTCAGCAAGCTTTAGACGACTGGTGGAAAGCTTTCTTTAAGCGTGAAGCGTTCAAGACTCTATTCGAATCGAATAAGCGTTGGGGATTGGTTCGCGGTGATTCCGCGTTTATGTTGTACGCTAACCCTAATAAAGAAGCCGGTAATCGCGTATGCATTGCTGAAGTCGATCCACGCCAAGTTTTTACGATTGAGGACGAAGAGCAGAATACAATCGGCTATCACGTTGCTGAGCGAGTCAAAGATTGGCGTGACCCAAACAAGCAGGTTTGCAAACGAACTACTTTCCGTAAGGAATTAGATGACACTGGGCAGCCGACAGGAACGATCACGCAGGAAGTGACGTTTTGGGAAATCGGTAAATGGGATGATCGCGTTTTAGATTCATCCGAAATGGAATCGGTTTCCGGTGGGCCGGTCGAACCGGAAACCCCGCTTCCGCCGTCGATCACTCAGTTGCCGATATACAAGTGGCGCAACATGCCGCCGCAGAATTCATCGTGGGGCATCAGTCAGTTGGCCGGTCTTGAAACGTTGATGTACGGCATCAACCAATCCCTGACAGATGAAGACGCAACGATTGTCTTTCAGGGCTTGGGCATGTATATGACAACGGCTGCGCCACCAGTTGATCCGAATACCGGGCAAGTCACTGATTGGAATATCGGCCCAATGCAAATCATTGAAGTTGGGCAGGATCAAACTTTTCAACGTGTAAGCGGTGTGACTGATATGAGTCCATATCAGAATCACATGGATTATATCAGCGATAAGGGATTGTCTGAAGCGGCAGGAGTGCCCGCGCTTGCTATCGGTCGCGTCGATGTGACGGCAGTTCAATCCGGTATCGCAATGAAAATGGAACTGATGCCGTTGATCGCAGCGAACGCTGAGAAGGAATTGGAATACGTTACGATTCTGGATCAGATGTTCCACGATATCACGACGATGTGGCTT